ATAGTCCTTCAATTTTTGAATAGTTAATCACCAATATCTTCACCTCCATCATCTACTCCATTCCAATAATAATACGTACCAGAATCATCTACACGCTTTTGTATTGAGTATGCCTCTTTAAATTCCAACACACCATTTGTTATCTTGTATATAAAACCATGCACAGTGTTGTTGTTAATAAGAGTGCCCTTCGATGCAAAATGGGTAGTGCCACTTGCAGCCATTTTTGTATTACTACTTGCAGGAAGATAGTTAGACATTGCATTACCGCTATAATACAACCCATCATAAGATTGTCCCTCTGTAGGTTGATAAACTTTATCACCTTGTGAATCAATCATATATCCTGCGTGGAACACATACGCATTGTTGGGTGAGATGGATGATGTTGCGTAGTTGTAGATAGCTTCCGCAGAACCATATATCTGCTTTTTTGTTCCCTGAATGTAGTATTCAAATGCAAGTTCAAATGATGCGCTTTGCGATTCGTTGATTATTTGCGACAAACCCGTATACCCCAAGTTGTATCGTGGTGTTCCTTGTTTGTCGTAGAAAATGAAATAAGGAATACCATCGTTGTCAAGTCCAAGTGAGATGTAATTAACGCCATTCTTACCAGCAAATCCAATTTTTGAACCAGTAAATTGAACACCATCAACGGTTATTGTCATTCCCGCCTTTTTCAAGTCGTTCCTAACCTCAACACTATATTCTTGCGATGTTAGTACCATCTTCGACTCGCTGCGTGTCCTTGCACCTGATATACTCATCGGGTCAGATTCGTCAGCGATGTAACCTTCCTCCAAGCGAACGCCTGCAATGTACACATATTTACTTGTTGTAGTACCAATCAACAATCCGTTGTTACATTGGATGATTGGTGCAGCTGTGACACCAGTCTTTATGTAAAAATGTGCATAGTATCGTTTCCACGATGTTGTAAGAGTGTGTATGCACTCACCACCTGCATTGTCATATATAGCATCCGTTGTCTTATCCGTATATACCGCTGCGCTATTATGTTTGTTGTAGTCGTTACTCGAACTACTTCCGCTTGCAGTTACGTAGCTATAGATACCAGTATGTATCTTCAAGCCGTCTTGTGTGGAACGTGCCCAGAAACTTATCGTATAGACCTTTCCTGCCGTTAGAACCTTTGCGTATTGTGTGTTAGCCCAATCGTAACTATTATACACCATAAATGCGGCAGAGTTGTTGTTACGATAAAAACTCATGACGTTTCCATGTCCATCCGCATTTGTGTAATCTAACACCTCGTTGGAGTTTATTTGGTTATAAATCGGGTCGGAATTATAGTTCGTAGTCGTGGTGAACATATTATCACCCCCTATCTTCGTACCATCGCTGTCACTTATACAGAATGCTGTCGCTATACTACCACTTTCAACTTTCAAGTTCTTTATCGCAACAGTTGAAACACCGCTTGTTGTGTGTCTTAACGAAATGCTATTTAGTGCGGTCAAAGGTGTTGAAGTTGTACCAGAAAATGAGAATTTAAACTCAGCCCATGAGGTAGTTACATCTATCGTTGTGACTGTCGTTCCATTAATATACGCCGTTGCCGTTGTGTTACCACCCATAGAACGGATAAGACCACTAACGGTTACTGAATCCATGCTCACGCCACCAAAGCCGCTTATATCTCCTGTACCAGTTCCTGCAAACTCCACACCATAGGCTTGAATGAATGGTACACATGTTCCTATGAATGACAGACCATTTGTAAATCCAAACAAGTTGCTGTTGTACTTTTGCGATGCAACGTTTGCGGATATATTGTCGGATTGAATTTGCAGTTTGGCAATGTTTGTTTCGTTGGTGGTAATACGTCTTGCTTGTGCAGATATGTCATCGGCATTTTGCGTGATTTTCGATTCCGCAGTATCCAACCTATTACCAAGAGCATTCACCGTAGTATTTGTTGCGTAAGATGTTAACTTACCATCAACAACACTCATAGCATAGGATGACCATTCTACGTTATATTTCAACGTAAGGACACCCCACAATGTTGTGTTGTCGTGCGTTGTAGGACTTGTGTAGCAATTAATTGTAGCACTACCTCCTGCAAGCACACTTGTTGAAAAACCACTCAACCTAACAACACCATTAGATTGCAACGTTGCCGAACAATTCGTTCTTGTTCCTATTGACAAATAACTATTAATACTACTTGCTGCAACTTTTTCACCATTGATGGTAAGATTGATGGTGTAGTCAAGATAGCTTACGTCGTATGTTGTTGTTTCTCCACTAATAGAGGCGGTAATTGTCTTGGTATCTTGTGCAACTGAAAATACATATTGGTCGTTCGTCTCAACCTCTGGCACATCAACTTTACTGAACGATGCCGTAAGTTGTCCCCAAAGTTGCGTCTTTGCCGTATCGGTGTAGCAATTAATTACCGCATTACCACTTGATGCGGTAGGGGTAATAATCAAATCACCATGCGAAGATAGTGAAACAAGTGTGCAACCAGATGTCGAACTTAAAGAAAGCCTACTGCCTACCTCTGTTACGGATTGGTTTACACCATTCTTTGAAAGTTTTACCTTATATGTCAAGTCGCCACTACCCGAATATTGCTGATACCCACGGTCAAGCCAAAACGAATAGTTGTCCGCACCAACAAGAGTAGAAACATCTGTTCCTGTTCCACTACCAGATGATTTATAGAACAATTGCCCCGTCACAACCACCTTGTCACGTCCCCAATAGTTTGGCTTCTTCCCATTTGCGGCACTAAGGTCAAAGCTATTTATATTTTGATAGAACACAATAGCTGGTGGTTGCACCTCTGTGTCAAAACTATTCGTGTAAGCCGTTATATAGATTGCTGCCTGTCTTGCAGTGTCGTTACCCTGATGTCCTAATAGCACGATATTATCATCTACCTCTGGTGTCGCATTGCTATTTGTTGCAGCTTTACTTGGGTTTATGTCTATCCAATGGCATGGGTATGCCACACCATCTTGCAAGGTCTTTTCAACGGGAGTAGAGGAAGCTGCATCGACAATCATCCAATAGAAACGGTTTGAATTGTCTGTAAGATGATAACCGCTATCAGCCTTATCGAAGGTTGTGTGCATTACCTGGTCATTCGCCGCAAACTTTTGATAGATTGTCCTACCATCATTGTCGTTAGCCTTGTAATAGCAACGATAATATGATGGATTGCTTTGCACAATGGCTGTCTTGTCCTCATTAAGCGTTTCAATGTAGTCGATGGTACAATCGGCAGCACTAAGCAAGTAAGCACCACCTGCACTCCTTAGTTCATCAATGATAAGTTGCGCAAAGTGCGCTGCTTTTGCATTTAGGACATCAGTATTTATCGTCCCTGCACTTATCGTACCCGTTGTGGATAATCCTTCCACAAGACTTAAAAGACGCGCTGAGAGTTCATCGAACGTTCCATCACCAGCACTTGTCACACCATAGTTGCCTGTTCCGAACGTGGCACCGCCATTAAGCCGTGCCTGCCCGTCAGATGTAATACCTTGAAGGAATCTTATCAGTCCACTTGCAGTGTCAGCATTGTTCTTAGACAGGAACAGCGTTCCACCGACGTTCCTTATCTGTGCCATCAACTCTGACTGTGATATGCCGCCGCCTACACCTGCGTTACCGCTCATGATGGCATCAACCTGCGCCGTGAGGTTCTCCAATGTCGTAGTCGTAACATTGTCATTGAGCACTACCTGGTATTCTGGGAGAGGTCTCTTACCCTCGTCGATGGTGACTGTCTGTATAGTTACGACACCCGATGATATCCCTAAGTCAGTGTCGCTGAAACTCAGCTTCACACCGGGCCTCATCTTTGCTGCATCTACCGGGTGGTTCTGCATCCAAATATTGTCGATGCTCGGCTCATATTTGTAGTTAGGATGGTCGTTCTCTGCGAGAAATGCACTTGCAGCAGTAAGGAGCCTGTTCTCTGCGGCTATCACATACACATCATCCATCTCGATACCAGCAATGACGAAGTAGTCACCTGCGTTGATCGTCCATGTGCTGTTAGGGTAGGCATAGCCGGTAACATCATCGTTGATGCGCTCCATTCTCAGAACGGAGCCTTGCGAGGGGTTGCTTGCACTGACGGGGTTCACCTCCAAGATGGTAAACTCCCTTGCGGCACACATACCGCTCTTCATGATGATCGTAGCCTGACCCTCACTCGTGAGCTTGTCTTTCCAGTCAAAGCCGAGGTATGGGATAGTCATCGTGAACTCCTTGACAATCGTCACTCCGTCTGTATCTACAGCGTCGTCAGAGTCATAGTTGCCATCAGCACAGACACCGTTGTCGGCAGGATTTTGGGCACTCAGGATTCTGTCAAGCCTCTTGTCAGTCTGGTCATACGTAACGGCTGTTATCTCTGCATCCGTCGTTGTCATACCCTCCAACGTTGGGTAAATCTCCTCGTTGTCACCGCTTCCGTCAAAGTGTACCTCACCGTCTATGATGCCGTAGTTCTCCACGTTACCGCTCAACAGATAGACATCGTGTCCGTCACCTGCCGTATGCTCACGTACTGCGGGCAGCATCAGGTACGGCATGTACATAGCCTCGTTGATGAAGCCCTTGTTGTTGTAGTAGCGGTACGGCATGTTCTTCTGTGAGCCGTAGGCACGCAGACGGGTAATAACCCTCACGTCAGTGTCTGGTACTCTCTTGATGGACATCAGGCCGTTGCCCTTTCCGTACTCTACGGTGCTCGTCACCACGACAGATGCACCGACGGTTATCGTCTTTCCGCTCCTTGTGAAAGGTATCTTCCAGTTCTTGTAGAGAATACCAAGAGCAGCCCAGCAGCTCGTCCCGGACGATATCGAGATCGTCTGCGGAGTGAAAGAGTATTGTGATATGTCGAAGCCACTCGCAAGGCTGATTGTCCATGCCTCTGTGCCTGTATAAGCTATGTCCATACAAGCCTGGACACGCTCAATCAGCTTTTGCGGATGGTCACAATAGAAAGAGAATGTAGATAGTCCCGTGTAATGGAGATTGTTGTCATGCGGCACAACGTCTGTGAACTCAACGTTCTGCATTTCCCATTCAAGACCCCTGAACACGATGTTCTCGTACTTGAATGCACCGCCGTAGGAGTTACGCCTTGCCACCTTCTCAACTGCGAGAGGATCACGAAGGACGTATGTCTCTCCCCTGTACGACAACTTATCCCCGTATGCGAGTGATATCGGAGTAGGGGAGGAGATATCGAATGACACCTGCGTGTCCTCCAGGAAAGTACCCCTGTATTCGAGCACCTTCACTGAGGCCACGTATGCCGTTGCATCTGTCACGTTAGACAGATTGACGTTCTTCCTGTATATCCTCCACTCGCTCATTCACTCAGTGTTATATTTGTAATTGGGTCACAGACCCTTAGTGTTACTTTAAATGTAGCTATTTCTTCCCCTGCTGCATTGGCAATATTCTGTTTGACATATGTATCAGGTGATACGTTTTTCAGATATACGTCCTTCCTCCCGACACCGTTGTAAGTGTCGTAGATGGTCAGCCGTGAGCCGTTGCCGTCAGAACCTCTTAAATAATCAAGGAAAGAGCGCAAGTTAGCAGCAAGGCTGTTAAATGCGCCCCTATATATGAACGAAACATCCATGTCATAGGACTCTATCGGGAGCCCATCATCAGGAAGATGCACCTCGCTTCCATTCTCGTCGAGCCAATCGTTTGAATACGGCTCTTTCGTTCCGCCAGAAAAGTGAAAAGGAATGCTGCTCACAACCATTCCGTATGCCGTTTCGGTGTTGATGACAGATGTTTCAGTTCCGTCATTTTTCTTCTTTTTTATTAGGAGTGGGTAAGGTGCTGCCATCGTCATTATCCTGAATTATGCCCCAAAGATAGGTATTTTTGCATAAATATGCAAATAAAATGCAAAAAAATACATTATATTTTATAAAACAGGATACAACAATGAATCGGGAATGTCATTACCATGCTATGCCCGTTATAGCGGACATAGCACGAAAGAAGCTGCCGGGAAAAGTTTCCTACCGACCTCACCTTGCAGATATGCAGATAATTCTTCTTTGGGGTTAAGACCATAAACCGAGCTGATATGCTCTGTAAGGTGCTTTAGTTCATGTACGATGGAATCAAACATTTCCTCCGCAGACGTGGCAGCACTTGTGATTATGATGGAGTAATGGCTTTCAAGGTCTGAAAAGGTATATCCAGTATTCTTTCTCGACAGAACCATACATACATCTTGCGCCTCATAATCCGGCTTCCCGCATGCGAGCAATGCTTCGTAAACCTCATTCAGATCACTGACACCATCAACACCAAGGTAAGCCATGACCCACCAGTCACGCTTACCTATGTAAAAACCTGCCTTTATCATATCATCCTCTCCCAATAGATTGGTATTCCTGCGTTGCACATCTTTGCCTCAAAGCATGCAAGGACGTTTGAAGGGTCTCCGTCCGGGTCGCATAATGTTTCCTCAACGAAAAATGCACGTTGCTCATCCGTCTTGCAAGTTTTTGGGTAGTCAGCTACAGCCATATTGAACAGGTACCATGCCGTGTAAAACTCTCCATCATCTATCTTGACATTGTTCGTCGAGAGAATCTCGGAGACATCATCGGCAGAACGTGGTGTAATCTCCCTCATCTGTTTCGTTGCCGGGTCTTTTGTCCTCATGTTTCCGATAGCCCACTTTGCCAATTTCCTACTGAACTGACCGTGATAGATGTCTTCGTAAATTGCACGGTCTTCTGATATATACTGTTTCATCCTTTATCTTGTTTAAGTTAATAAATAAGGGGCGGCAGTTGCCCGCCAGCCCCTTTCGCCTTACATGTAGCGTCCTCGTGAGTCACGGCTGCGTCGATAGTTTTCCTCTTCGTTCATCTCATCCTCAGAATCTTCCCATCCGTGCTTATAACCTTCTCTGTATCCTTCACGATAGCTGCTGCCACCAGTCCGGTATCCGCCACGTAAGCCTCTGCCACCCTGACGCATGTTTTCACGCATCTGTGAGCGCATCTGCTGCTTGTCCTCGCTGTCTGGAATAAATATAAATGCCATAGTCGTAATGATTTAAGGATTCTGCTTCTTCGTAGGGCTTGTCAATTCCTGCATAAAGGCGAGGATTTTGTCGAGTTTTGAATCCGTCTCTTTCCGATGATCGACCAGTTCCTTAATAGTCCGGTCACGCTGCTTCTCCTCTGCATAGCGAGGATTGAGCAGTTCCATCTGTTTCTCACCGACCTTTAGGATCATATTGTTATATGATTCTCTGCCAAGCTCATCTTTAGCCGTCTTCATCATTGAATCTACAACTTGCATCATAGCCTGTGGGTTGCCGGTGTATGTCTCATCACCCTTTGATGCTATCTCAACGTTTGCAGGAAGGTCAGGAATCACCCTGTCACTTCCGTTTACATTGACGGTAAAACGAAACAACTGCTGTCCACCCATCCCATTTAGTGCGTTAGGCACCGTGTGTAGTTGATATTGTGGCTGCTGGAGAACTTTCTCCTTTACCACTCCTATAGCGAGAGTAGGCTCTTGACCTTCCCTCTTAGTGTGGATATAGAACGACGAACCCGTTCCCAAAGAATTGAAATCCATAGTTTTTTACTTTTGTTTGTTAATTGAATTGTCAGACCGTTGTTCTTGACATAAGTTGCAAAATGCCGTTGAATCGGTCATTGAATACTGTTATCACACCTGTTCCACCTATCAGTTCGGCAACGGTAACTGCTGTCCCATCAAACAATGTCAATGAGCGTGATACACCGTTGAGCGTAAGGGTAACTGGGAGTGTCGCAGTTGTTCCTGTCGGAATAGCGTCGGCAATCCTGATTGTCAGGTATCCGACGGGAGGGAGCTGCCTGCGTGTCCATCCGAGGGCGATATCTACGGAATCTGTTCCTACAGTCACGTTCGTAGATGTCAGGTAGGGTACACCTCCTGCGTTTGTCGTAATACTATTAAAGCATCCCATTTCCATATCCTCCTCGACACTTTAATTAGAATACAACATTACCACCCCATCCGTTATATCCGTAGCCATTGCCATAGAAACCACCGCTAACATAAGGAGTGGCATTCATTGCGATAAGGTTGGGATATTCAACTTGAACAGTATTTGGCATCTTACATTTAATGTCGTCAACCTCCTTACTCAATCCGGCCAACTGAGCATTCAGTGGAGCAACAGCCTGCTGTACGATACCTGCTGTGAAGTTCTGTGACTTCAAGGTAGCGATCTCAGCATCCTTCTCTGCCAACTCACGATCCTTACGACTTGATTCAAGAGCATCAATCTTGTTGTCGATAGCAAGATAGTTTCTGTTCATCGTGTCGGTCAGATTATAAGTTTGATGGCACATAGCGAGCTGATCGGAGGCAGCCTTTGAAGCAATGGACTGCTGTACGCCGTTAATACCCATCTGAACACCGTTGAATCCGCTATTCAGTGAAGTCTGGAGCGCATTTGTCTGCTGACATAATGCTAACTGGTTCTGACAGCAGCACTGCTGTAGCTGAGAAGCGAGATTGGAATCACCGCTCTGGATTGCATTGATTACCTGCAAAGCATTCATACCCTGTGCGTTGGCAATCTGGTTCAACGAGTTCTGCACGTTCTGCACTGCACTATTTACGAGATTGAAGTCTTGCCCTAACATTGTGCTGAGTGTCTGGATAGCCGTGCGGCTTGCCTCACCCTGATTTGTAACTGCGTTCATAATCAGTTCACGGCCACTGTCGTTATTGATTTGATTTGCGAGGTATCCTGCTGCACCGTTGCCGCCTCCAAAACCGTTACCAAAACCGCCATTACCCCATCCGAACATTGATGCGATAATTGCAAGACCGAAAAGGTCTGCGATAGAATTAAAACCTGTACCGTTCCCAAACATGCCGTTTCCGAAGCCGCCGATTGGGATGCTGAATGGAATAGTGCCTACACCGCTGTTCCCACCATTCTCAGGAATTTGATAGATTTCCGCCATGAGAAAAAATATTAAAAGTTAATACTAATGTTATCCTGTCATGCGCATTGACAAGACAAAATTAACCTTCAAATCATCGTGACGGAAATTATTTCAAACGAACGCAATATCACATTTTGATAGTACGCTTGAATCGTGAAAGGATGCGGTAAACCTGAGCCACGCTGACATTGTAAACATCAGATAAATGTTCAACGATGTATGTCACTTTTAGACCGTCTGAAAGCATCTTTTCATAGTCATTAAAGAGTTCTATATGATTAACGTCAGACAGCTTAATATCATTTTCTGATAGTGCTTTGAGCACTTCTCTGCTAATTTTTACTAATTCTATTCCTTTCATTGGTACATTATTATAAAAATTCTATAACTTTGTACCCGCACCACCATCTTATTAGACACAATAGTCCACTTGACGACAATGAGGGTATAAGCCCCTGGCTGTCGTCTTGTGGCGTAAATAATAAGTTGGTGGTGCTTCTTATTGTTTTAGTGTCGGGGGCTTCTTTTTTCTCTTACAAGGACATTACCATGAGAATCAACAGTGCCGCCATATCTGTATGCAAAGCAAAGACTGTCTCCGTAGTTTCGGACGAGTACTTTCGCATCGTCGTAAACCTCTACAAAAACCTTTGCGCTATCCTTCACTTTTATTGTAACGTCCGACTTCCCTCTTACATAGATATTCGCTACGTGATACCCTGTATATGTAATATCTCCCGTACATGATCCGTTGATAACGAGCATCGGTACGTCTGCATCACATACATCCAAATAATCGTTTATGTATATGCCATGATTGCGTAGGTTATCTTTTCCGGCATATTTCAGCAACGTATCGTCATCAGGGAACCCTTTGTCTATCACAAAATCAATCCCCTTCGTGTATTTGTTCAGCAGTTCGTCTATGCCTGTATCGTCAGCCCATTCTCCAAACCACTTGTCGCAAAGGCCGAGGCTCCTTGCCTCAGCCCTCATTGCCTTGTTTAATAATTCCAAATCCATATTATTTGATTTTTGGTGTGTATATTCCTGAAACAATCCATCCCCTCAGTACGGAAAGGATTTCATCGTTACTATCAGCATTTCGCCCGGTGTTTACCGCTATCGTCTCCAGTTGCCTTAGTTGAAGCTGTGCGGTGGCGTTCATAGTCGGCATATTCTGCATCAGAAGGACAATCTGCGCCAACTGCTCACGGTTGATGCTTACATCGGCACGGATTGCATTGACGTAAGATACAAGCAGGTCTCCCGCATCTTCCGTTATTGATTTGATGGATGATGACAGATTCCCACTCTTGCTATCTGATTCCGTCATATCAAATCCAGCCCTTTTCATAGCATCAAGCAATGACGTGATGGTGTTTGCGCTGCTTTCTCCTGCCGATTCAAGTAATTTCGCAATCTGGACGACATCACTCTCATCAAGTTTGCCGTTCTTTGCAGTCATCTGGTCAGTAACATAATCAAGAACTGGGTCTAATGCCATCTCAACGACTTTCTTTGCGAGGATATTCTTCGTTATATCCTTTACCAAATCCCTTACTTTGTCGTGCCATGCCTGAACAGCATCTTCGCCTTTCGCCCATGCCTCAACAACGGCATCCGTGAGTTCCTGCGCCCATGACTTGATATCTATACTATAAAGCTCCTTTGCCATATCCTCGGCAAAATACTTTATAGTATCCCTCATCTCTTTTATCTGCTGGTCGTAGTCGAGGAGTTTATCCTGGTCTTTCTTCTTCTTGTCGTTCTCTGCCTTGCGCTGCTTCTCTAATTCTGAAAGCTGATTCTTGTAGTTTTGGAACATCTCGTCATAACCACCTGCCGTATAGATACCACCTAAAGCACGATCAATCTCCGTTTCGAGGTTCTTATATGCGTTCTGCAATTCCTTAACTCTTCGGGTCGATTCCTGAATGGCCTTATCAAGTTTCCTGTCGTGTTTCTGAGCAAGACGGCCTATCCATCCTACGGCTTCGCTTGCTACTGCAATAATACCTCCTACGGGCCCACCGCTGGCAAATGCAGAGCCAATATTACTGATCGAACTCATGGCTGCATTTACATCATCCATCGCACCTGCCAGGCTTTCCTTTCCGAGAGCATCATACATTGAAGATAGTTTTCCTGCAAAGTCGCCAACGATATTAGCGCACGATGAAATGCTCTCTCCGAGTTTCCTAAATGCTGTTTCCTTCTTTTCAAAAGAGGATTTGTCGTCTTTTAGGGTATCCCATAACTCTTTTATATCTTTAGCAAGTGTCTGGAATGGGTCTTTCTTAGACATGTCTTTATGATAGTCATCGAGAGTTCCCTTTAGCCTTTCAAGCTGTTCTCTTGTAAGTCTAAGGGTTTTCATCTTTCCCTCATCATCAATAAATGCTGATAAGTAATAGTCTACCCTTCCGGTCTTAGGATTGACTGGCTCTGCGACAGCGTTTTCTGCTATATAACGAGCAAGCGATTCTGCCTCTTTGAGCTGTTTGAACCCCTTGTACGTCCTGTCACCGAATATCTTTTCATAAATAGGTAATGTTTCAAACAGTGTACTCTGTAGCCTCTTTATTTCGTCTGTAGTCTTCTTTATCTGCGCAGAATGATCGATACCGCTTTCGTCTTCACGCCATTTAGCGATCTGCTTTTCAAGCATCTCAATTTTCTCAGAATTAGTCATGATTTCAGCCTGAGCGTCAGCACTTTCCATCAGCGCGGTAACATAATTGTTTCTTATAAGCTCGGAAATCGCCTTCCATTGTTCATAGAGTGCTTTCCCTTCGTCCGTACTATAGCCAAAATATCCTTTGGCATCGTCATCGCTCATATCAAATGATATTTCCGATTTCCCAACGCTTTTTTCAAGTTCTTTAGCCATAGCTCTCGCCTTTTCATCCCATAGTACTCCGCCTGTAAATGCAAGGTCCGCGAGGCTCTTATTCCCGGTTTTCTCAAAAATTTTCCTGTACGTTTCCCATTGTGATGCGATTTTCGTCATCGATGACCGCATCAGTTCAATAGCCTTGTCAGATTTTTCTTTTGCTTCATCGTATTCCATGCCGAGAAGCATCTCGTCTATTGTCGCAATAACCTTTCTCTGCTCTGCTTTGCTTGGGTTTAATGTTTTTCTTATTCTTTCAAGTTCACCTTTGAAATCATCAAGACCTTTGAAATCTTTATCCGCAAATAAAGAGTCAAATATTCCGCTACTCTTAATTTTTGCGACGGCAGCTTCCTTTCCTATCAAAGCAGACCATTTTTTGTATTCAGAATATCCACTCTTCACAACGCTGACACGTTCTCGCATCGATTTTGCGTATTCATCAGTACGATTCCCTTGGTTTTTACCTTTCTCTTTCGCTTGGGCTTTAAAGAATGCTTCCGCTCCGCTTGCTTTGTAAACTTTCTCAAGACGGTCATATTCTGCCTTTTCTTTTGAAGAATCTCTTGATGCCGCCACGGCAGCGTCATAAGTCTTCTTTGCAGCGTCACGAGATTTCTTTATGCCTTCAAATGCCTCTGCATACGTCTTCTCGTTATCAGTATTTCCAATCCATTCGGCCATTTCTTTGACGCTTGTCACGCCTTGTCCATAAGCCTTAATGACATTTGTTATTAATTGCTTACTTGCAAAAGATTGCTTTTCGTATTCCTGACCTCTGCTACTACCTTTTGCACCTGTCTCAATCGGAGAAAGACCAAATACGCCCCTAAGAGCATTAACAAACGCCTCTCTAATTTTAGGTGTATTGACACTAACAACACGCGCTATTGCATTAATCATGGCTTGCACAAGTCTTTCATTACTTTTTGCCCATCGCCTTATCTGCTCTTCGCCTTCTGCAGGTATCCACCGTTTCATAGTCTCGGCGATTCGTGGAATATCATCTTGTGCGACTTCTAACCATCTGTTACTTGTCTCTTCCGCCTGTGAACCAATCTTTTTAAGATGCTCACCTAAATCTTTGTCCGTATTGCTTATATTTTCCACAATCGTGTCCCAATAGCCAGACTCTGCGAGTATGCGAATCTGCTCTTCGAGATCCTTTCCTTTTAAGGAGGCTCCAAGGCTACCTCCTATCTTTGCTATTTCTTCATCAATTTTCTCCCTGCTATCTCCTAAACTTGAAACCAATGTAGAATATTTGGTGTACATTTCTTCAAGTTGTTGGATATTGGTATCTGCGCGGTCATTAAACCAATCAACCACTTGCGGGCTTATCAGGTTTTGTACAATAACACCACCACTCTCTTCGAGTGCATCCTTCGCAAGATTGGAGTAGTCTGCCATAGCACTTTGCAACTCTGCAGCTTCACCAATAGATTTCTTTAGTATTTCATACTTTTCCGTTAGGGATGTCGCAGAGTTAACAGACCTTTCTATTGCATCCGTGTACAAATCCTGCCCTTTGAGAATTTCCTTCATAGCATTTATCTGATGAATCAGTTCCTCCTGGCCTGTAGGTGTACTCTTCTTTGCAACAGTATCGTAT